GTATTCGCCTGATAGGATGATATGGGCTGCTCCATAAATGTAGCAACTACTCTCGTCGGATAGGGGGTTCTTGGTGAAGGCTTCTTGTCCCCTGAAGACAAGCTTATCGGGAACGAAGGACAATAGCCTTCTGATAGCGGCGTCTCCGCCGGTGCCTGCCTGGATGGTGAAGTCGGGATAGAGGTTGTTGATGGCCGAGGACTGGGGCTTGGGTGGGGTGTTGGTTAACAGTATGCCTGACCTGCCCAGGATAGCCTTAAGGATCTGCCACACGGTCTTGGGGCCGACCTCGTCCTTGTTCCACCTCATTTGGTGGCGGGCTGACCACGTGTCGGCCAGGCCTCCCCCATCCAGGCAAAACAGTGTGAAAGTTGACCGTTGGCGGTCGCTGGACCACTTCCAGCCATTAATCCAGTAGGTGCCTGCCTCTGAGGCCTCGTTGCCTTCGCTGGTCTTATAGCCGAGTTTTAGGATCAGTTCGCTGCCGAGCTTGAGGGAGGGTACAAGACCCTCCCCTACGTTGGCGTATTGGCCACGGTGGTTGTTGAGCTCGATAATGAGAGATTCTTCGCTTCGCTCAGAATGACAATGCTGGGTGAGGGAGAGGATATCCCTGGTGAGGTCTAGCGGGGGACTAGCCCCCGCGCTACGTGGGGCATGCCACACGCCGTCGGGGCGCTCCAGCCAGAGGTAAGAAGCAGTGGAAGCAAGACGCAAGCCATGGCTCGAGCTGATGTTTAAGAAGGGCTTGGGCTCGGTATAGGCCATCTCAGAGAAGGCTGAGCCCTTGACCATGTGGCAGGTTAGCGGCCTGGTATAGGCGGTGGTGCCGGTGAACTTCTCCACGGAGAGGATTCGAACCCCCTCGTAACTCTGGGCGCCCTGGGGAATATGACAGTCGGGATATTCGTAGGTGATATCTTCTCCCTCCGGAGCGGTGATGAAGTAATCGGGGGCAAGGAAGTTATAGGTATCGCTGAACTCGGTGCGGCAGAGGACGTAGAAGTTATAGGGGGTAGACGACCACCTGCCGCCGAAGATGATAGCAATCTTGTTAGAGAAATAGGTCGAGCCGATGCCGTAGGTATAGAAGCCGCCGAGGTTAGACAGGGTGTAGGGATGCTGCGTTGTTCCCTGGGTAGCTGAGTCAAGAACGATGCCGTTGATTCGGTGTAAACCGCCCTGGAGGGCTAGAGCGAAGCAGGCAACGATGTCACCTGTTCCCCACCAAGAAGCGGACATCGATTGGACGTCGGCATAGTCAACGAGCTGAGCATTTAACCAGGACACTCCATAATTATGGGAATATAGCTTCCACAGGACGTTCCCGGTGGTCTTGTAGAAGATATAGACCTTAGCTCCCATGGCGGCGATGGCACAGGGGCCCGAACAGTCGCTAGTCACTAGTTCCCAGTCGGAATAGTTAGAGCTGGGGCCGGGGTTGGTGATCTTCTGGCGATAGAGGTTATTCCCTTCAGCTCTGATGCGGTGCATGGCGCCCTGGCCGTCGAAGGCTATGCCATGGTGGTTGTCGGGCTCTGCGCCCTGGTGGAGTCTCGTCCAGGATAGCCGTTTAATTCCTTGCTCGAAGTCATAGACCTTGGCCTCGACGAAAGGAAGCCTATCGGGCTTCCTTTGCTCTGCAAGCAGAGTATCTGATAATGGTCTCATAAAGTGTCCCCCCTCTCCGGCTTTTTGCCGCTTGGCGGCAAACGGTCGGGCTTCTTCTGGGCGGCTTCAAGGGTGGCTGATAGGGTTCTCATGTCACTCTCTTGTGGGAGGGCACAAGACCCTCCCCTACATGTAGTGATGCGGGGGCAGGATCGTAAAATGTCTGTCTATATGTTGTGTTAGTCTTTGCCATGGGGCTTCTCCGTGATGAGCATGGCGCCAGCGATGACCATGATCAGGCCCCAGAACTCGTGCTCACATAAACCGAGCTTGAATGGACCGTGGATCAGCTCATCGAGTATCATCCCGGCTCCGGCTCCGGCCATGGCGAAGCCGATGATGCGGAAGTAATACTGCTTAAATCTCAATTTCCAAGCTCCAATCTCCAAACAAATTCAAAATTCAAATTCCTAATTTTGGGATTTGGGTATTGGTATTTGGTGCTTTTCTTTGATGTGGGTGACCGTTCTCTCGCCGAACCACCACAGGATCACCGGGATAGCCAGGCCGATGAACCAGTCAGGGGCGTCAATCCCCTGGGTGACCACCTGGGCGATGGTGGCGGCGAAAATGATGGTAACAATGGGCCTGGCGGCCTTTCTAAAGATGTCTCCGATGTTCATGTAACTGCTTAAATCCTAAATTCTAATTTCTAAACCCTAAACAAATCCAAAATCTTAATTTCAAAATTCGAAACCCTTATGTTTTGGTCATTGGAGTTTTGGGCTTTGATATTGTTTAGCATTTGGCATTTAGTGCTTAGGGTTTCTACTTAAATGAGGGCCCCCAGGGTATCGGGCACTGATTTGCCCGCCTTTTGGTAATGTCCAGCCAGGTGTTTAGCGGCCTTGATGATTTCCTCCTCGGGGGCCTGGACCCTCTCTCCCCGGTGGCCGCCCCTGGACAATGCGGCCACGGCTGCCGGCATCCGTTTCCAGTCGACGGTCTTCTCGACATCCAGGCGGGGACGAGCCCCGCCTCTACTAAGAGCTCTAAAGATAGCCCTGGTATGGTGCGGCAGCTTCCAGGTCTCTGGCTCGTCGGGGTCTCCGACGATGGCGAAGGCCTCTTTGGGGAGCCCCTCTTTGGTCTGCGGCAAAGCCGCAGATATTTTTGAATTACTCATTGTTACCTCCATTCTTTTGCAGCCTTGCTGCAAACTTTTCGATTGCTTGTTTGACTTTTGTGTTAGCCATGTTGTCCTCCTTTCGTTAGGCCCAATAAATTGGGCAACTACATTAAGCCTGATAAATCAGGCAACTACACTGTAAACACTGCGATGACCACGGCGTCCCTGGGGTTGCCTTCGGGGATGGCCACGATGACCCGTCTGCCGATGATCATTTCTGCTGAGGGTATATTCCTGGCCACGTTAATGTCGTCGAAGTAAGTGGTCAGTGAGCCGACGAGCTGGACTCCAGCCTTGTAATTGGCGCTGTTAAAGGTTTTGAGCACTCCTATGCTAATCAAAGGGAATGCCCTCCCTACACCACCCCTTATTTGTCAAGGGGCCCCAGGTCTTTAGCACTGCGACTTCAATCATGTTTCAGCCTTGCACGAGGCTGAAGCCTCGCACTATGGGCTGGGAGAGGACAAGCCTCTCCCCTACAAGGTGGCCTGCCCGGCACAACCCCTTATTTGTCAAGTGCTGGGAGAGGACAAGCCTCTCCCCTACAAGGTGGCCCACCCCACGCAGCCCCTTATTTGTCAAGGTACAGCTCCTTGCTGGCGATGCGGTTGTCCAGGGCGATGGACCTGAGCTCCTTGTGGTATTGGGCCAGCCTCTCCCTGCCCCACTTAAGGAAGTTGATGGTGGCGTGCCGGCCAGCGATAGTGGCTCTGTCCACGGTATAAACCGAGGCCGATGTGGCCAGGTAACCGGTGGCGCCCAGGACGATGATCTCCTCGAACTGCTCCGGGATGGTGGTGGATGCGGCGTCCAGGGTATGGAGCTTGCCCCACCTGATGCGGGCATCGTGCCCGTTGCCCGTGTCCGTCATATAGAGGGTTGACTGCCAGACAGAGAACCTCTGGTAATATGGCGGCTTCAGGCCGATGGGGAACTCCACGGAGTAGACCTTAAGCAGCTTTGACAGGCTGGAGATATCTATCTCGTTGCTGTCGTCAGTGGTGGCGATGTCGTCCTGCTGCTGGAGAGGATAGTGGAAGGAGAACTCCCGCACCACTCTTTCGATGGCGCCGTCCACCTCATCATCGGTGAAGCGATAGTTAGCGGCGTCCTCGTCCTGGAGATCCTCTCTGACTCTGGCTCTCATTTCGGTTAGGTTCATATTTTCGCTCTTGGGAGAGGACAAGCCTCTCCCCTACAGGGTGGCCCTCGTCCGCCCTGCCCGATATTTGGCAAGGGACGTGAGGGTACAAAGGAGGCCCTCAGACCCACCACCCTTTCTCTGGCGAGGTAGGGGGCGTGCTGCCCGAGGCTTCAGCCTCGGACTACGTGGGGGGAGAGGACACGCCTCATGCCTCGGTCGGGGACAAGCCCCGACCCTACGGGCACAACCGTAGTGGCGGGGTTTATCCCCGCCTCATGCCTTATTTGGCAAGGTGGAGGAGGTGATAAATGTCCCTACCAGCCTCCCTGGTAGGCAGCTTCCAGAAATCAAAGGTCAACCTCAAAGCCTGATGAATCAGGCAACTACATTTTTTTACCTTTGACTTTTGCATTTTGCTTTTCGTTAGTCTCTCACCCCGGTAAGCATGGCGGCCTTGACCGCCGAGAAGAGGGCCAGTGATACATACCACTTGACCCTGGTCCTGGTGGCGTCCTTGGTCTCCAGTGAGCCGAGGCGTTCTACCTGGAGCGCTTCGGGGCTGGTGAGGCCGCAGACTGCGCCCTCGCCCATCTGGAAGGCGTAGATGGTGGAACAATCGAAGTTCGAGCCGACCAACCGGTCATCCTTGACCCAGTCGGATATGGCGATGGGGATGCCGTTATACATCTGGATCTGCTCCCCAAACCTGCCTGGTATGGTCTCCAGGATAGCTCCTGAAGCGCGGATGAGGGCCTGGACCTTCCTCCTGCTTCGGCGGCTCATCAATAGCATCTCGGGCTTGCCGCCCTTGACGATGTCAACGAGCTCCTCAATCTTGGAGAGGGCCAGGGTAGCGCCGTTGGCTCCTGAGCCGAGGTGGCTGCCGAAGCGGCAGGTCCAGGTGACGGAGCCATCGGTCTTGGTGGCGCCCTCGGTGGTAGGCCAGGAAGGCTCAGATGCTCCCGAAGTCCCTGCCGTGGTGCACTCATACCTGAAGCCGTTTTCCAGGCCTGCGGTGGGGACGACGATATCGCCCAGGACGTAGTCGTGGGTGGCCTGCCAGGCGGTGCCCTTAAGCAGCTTAAACAGGCCATCGAACTGGTCGGCGTCCACCGCGCTGTCTCCCTGGAGGAAGACCTTCTCGAACTCGTGTCTCACCGCCTTGGCCTTGGACTCGATGACGGCTGCCTCAAGATCCTGGATATTGCTCCTGGTAGCCTTGAGGAAGTTGTCCACATCGGCGTCTCCACCACAGACTTTGAGGTTAGCGGTTAGCTGGGTGAAATCGGGGGTGGACTCGGCCCACTCCTCACCGACGTGATACCAGCCGACTCCGGGGAGCGTGTGCTCCTGGTTATAGGTGAGCCCGTTGCCCACGATGGAGATGAACGGCATCTGCTGCAGGATAGGGCTATCCTTGATGATGGTCTCGATGATGCCCTGAAGCAGGATATCGTTGGAGAGTTTTGATGCTTCTTCTAAGGTTATTGCCATTAGCTAGATCCTCCTTTTTTTGCCCTTTGGGCAAATTCATTTGAGTTATTCATTTTTGCCTCCCTATCCCCCTCCTGTTTCACGGCTTTGCCGTGAGACTGCGTAGGCGATCTTCTCCTTGGGGCTCATGCCCTCGGTGGGAATACCGCCTCTGGTTGGTGCCCCGGCCGGCACTTTGGCTGCGGCTGCCTCGGATTCCATGGCCTTCTTCACCGCCTCAACGATGGCCTTGCCTTTGTCGATGGATTGATCTATCTCAACGATAGTGTCTCCGCCGATGATGCCCTCGGGGATGGTGGGATTGAGGGCCTTAGCCATGCTGAGGTATTTGCTTACTGCCTGGTTTTTAGCTTCACTGGCGGCTGCCAGTTCGGCAGCCGAGGCTTCGAGTTCCTTCCCCTTCGCTTCGCTCAGGGTCTGGACTTCGGCCTTCGCTTCGCTTACAGCCGTTTCCAAGTCAGCTATCCTGGAGTCCTTTCCCGCCATGGCTTCCTCAAGGGTTGCCTTAGCCTGCTGCTCCTCAGCAAGCTGAGCCTTGATGGCTTCGAGCTGCTCGGTGTCGTTTTGGTTTTCGTTGTCCATAAATCTCTCTCCTTTTAGCCTGATAAATCAGGCAACTACGAGTTATTATTCAGGCACTTCCATATTTAATATACTTTCATTCTTTAACCCTCCTTATCCATTTAGCGAAGCTAAATCCTACTTTCATCTTTCACCCCCTTTCTCCGATGAGCTTTAGCTCATCCCTCTCTCTCGCTCCGCATCTACCTTGCCAAATAAGGGGTGGCTTTCGTAGGGGAGGGTCTTGTACCCTCCCGGCGGGGTGGTGTACCGCCGGGGTTTATCCCCGCCTCATCCTCGGTCGGGGCTTGTCCCCGACCCTACAAACTCCTGATTCATTTTCAGGATCCTCTCCCTTTCCTCCAGCCACCTGTTGAACTCCTCATCAGGGTCCTGAATGCCCATCTCGTCCATGGCCGTCCTGCGTGAATGGACTCCTGCCTGGACAAGCAATTGCTCGTTCTGAGCCTGCCTGGCTACATCCTGGGGCAATATCGGTCCCCAGACTACCCGATGGGTGATGCCGTCGAAGTTCTCTCCCAGATACTTCTCGGCCAGCCTCAGAATCATCTCGTTTCTCTGGTGGTAGGCGTTGGTCCTGATGGTCCGTTTCCTGGTCACCTTCTGGATCAAGCTGCCCAGTTCTATATTCAGTGCTGCTCCGGACAGGTCCCTGTCGACGCCGCCATAGGCCGCCCTGGGCGTCTCGGAGATGTCGTGGAGGCAGCGGTATATCAAATCGATGAAGTCTATATGCAGCCTGATGCCTCCCCCCTGGAGCAAGTCCAGCAAATAGGCTTTGGCATCCTCGGGTATGGTCCATACCGCCCCTGGCTGCACCTTGATATCCTCGGCCGAGCCCACGTTCTCCAGGACGGCGATGGGATTCCCCGACAGCTCCAGGATGCGGGATAGCTGCGATAAGGCCCGGTTCAGCTCCCTCTGGGGCTGGATGATATTGGGGATATCGGAGCTGCCCCAGAACTTCTTTGGCTCTCTCAGGTTGGGGA